CCGAAGCGCTTTGGAGGAAATGCAAAAAGAAGAAAGTGAGGAAAAGGCAGATTTTTGATTAACCCTCGATGAGCTGCATATCGAGGAAGTCGTTGCCATCCACGGCAAAGAGGTCGAAGGTCATGGAAAGGGTGCTCGGGTCGCCCGTATTGCTCAGCGCAAGGCTGAATGCCGCCTGCGGAACGGCTTTGTGGATCACGAGCTTCATCGGCAGCAGCTCGTCGTCCTCCGTCTTGTAGAGCGTTTCGCCATAAGCGGTGTAGGCCTTCGGGAAAACGTCGCTCTTGAATTTGACAATCTGAATGCCCTGCTCTTTGTTGGCCATGTAGTAAACGATGTATTCATCGCCATCCGAGCCATCCTCAATGGTAGCGGCTTTTTCTGCCACTGTGGCAGAGATAGCTGCGCCGCAGTCGTCATCCGCCTTGTAGACTGTTACGGAATTGGCGACCGGCTCCTCGGAGAGTGTCAGCTTGCCCGCTGCCAGCGTCAGGCGCTCGCGGGTGAATACTTTGCCGCTAGTGAGGATTTCTGTGCCTGCCAGCATGGCGAAGAGCTTCATGGGAGTGATCTGCGTGTCAACCTTCATGGTGCAGGTGCGCTCGCCATCGAAGGGCACGCGCGGCGCTGCGCCGCGGCCGCCCTTTGCAAGCACGCGGGTTGCCGCCATTTCCGTTGTGGTAACGTTGGCGAAATCGACGTTGAGCCAAGGCTGCTTTGTCTTAAAATCCACCAGCGTAAAATCCGCGACCTCGCGGTTGGACATATTCGGGTTTACATGGTTGCTCATGTTGTGTTACCTCCGTTAATTTCTAAATTTTATCCTAAACGGCCAAACGGCCGTGATAGGCGGGTAGGCTGCCTATAGCTTTTTATACCAGTCGTTGGGGTCGAATTCGCCGCCCCAGCCCGCGTAATTCATCGCGTGGATATTCACCTGGTTCAGGTAGCTCTGGCGCAGGAATTGATCGTAAAGCTGATAAACCGTCAGATCCCATACATTGCACATATTGATGCTGTTATGTTGAACGCACAGCGCGGAAATGAGGTTGGGCAGGCTCGCATCCGCCTGCTTCTCCTTCGCCTGCTGCGGTGATTTTTTTTTGGCACGCTGTAGCTTCTCATAGATTTCACGCGCCTTGTCGTTGCGGAACTGTTTACGGTTGGGTTGGGCGCTATCTACATGATTGCGCTGAAGGATACAATCGCATACGTCTTCATAATTCGCTTCATGGATGATGCCCACCGGATGCCCTTCCGCCATACAGAGAAGGGCGCTGTGCGCCTGTGAAAACACGGCGTCTTCCACCAGGAAAAAGGAAAAGGCAGCGCATAAAAGCGCGCGTAGCTCCTGATTCCCGATCAGCGTATGGAACGCGTTGGCCCCACCGGGATCCGGCAGACCGGAGGCCGCAAATAGTTGCTCGGCATGCAGGGATAACAGCGAGAGATAGGCGTTGTAGGTTTCATAGCCGAGGGCGGCAACTTGCCGCAGGGTAGGCGCGATTACATGGCCCACCCGGGCGAGCGGATAGGGCGCTGGGCTGAGCAAATCCAACTCGTTGAGACGCGTCATGGGGTGAAACCTCCTCTGATTGGGTATAGAAGAAAAGTGTGCGGTCAGCCTCTTTTGCGGCTGAAGTCGGAGGCCGAATATTGCAGGACATAGCCGTAATATTCTGGCGTGGGCTCATAGAGCTGCATGCCTTCCCACTGTAGGCGTCCAATGCCGAAATTTGTGCTTTCGTTCAGAAGATGGTCTGTCTCTGATGCGAGTGTGTCCGCAAGCGTTTCATATGCTCCGCCGGGAAACAGCGCTTTGTTGCAACAGATCCAAATGTAGATTTGATGGGTACGAATGCTGGATGTGCTGCTTTTGGAGGTGGCAATATCAACGCTGATACAGCAATCAGGCTCCTGCAACGGGAATGCGGTAAAGCGGTATGGAAAGATACGCTGCTTTGCCACTTCCGCGTCTGCATTTGCATCGCCTGCGGCCAAAGCCTGCGTGAGCGCCGGGGAGGATTGCAGGAGGTCAATGATGGTCTGTTTATACCGGGCTCGTTGTGTAAGACTCAAAGGAAATTCACCGCCTTGTTTTTAAGATGAGAATATGGTTTAAACGGAAGGGGGGCTTTTGCCCGTTCCCCTACCACAATAGAAATTGCAGCACAAAAATAAAAAGCCCCGGAAACCCTAGCAGCTACGCGGGTTCCGGGGCACAATCAGGTGCGTTCTGAATCAAAAAGTAGCGGCGTGATAGCGTGCGAGCGTCTTTTTTAAATTCATTTCCGCCCGACAGTCCGGGCAATATTTTTGATTGTTTGTTTTGGGCTTAAGGAGTTTCCCGCAGCATGCACAGCGGATGATCCGTTCCCCTTGCAGCGAGAGATAGAAAAGCCCAGGCTCCCGAAGGTCATCGAGCGCGCAGGCCGTTTGTGAGGCCGGGCGAAAGAATAATACGTGGATATGGAGGTTATCCACGCCGCGGCTGAATGCGATCAGCCCTTTTTCCCGCAGGGTATGCAGCATGGCAGCCTGCCTCTCCTTTCCCGCCTGCACATGGGCCATGCGGAAAATAGCGCTCCATTTCTGCGTGACCCAGCCATCGTTGGCCGGGTTAATGAGTTGAGCATATTTTGCAAGGCATAGCAGTGTAAAGCAAAGCCGTTCCAGAGGCTGGCTTGCGAGCGCCCGGATGCTTGCAAGCTCCTCTTGGGTGATTTCAATCTGATTGGCCTGTAAGAGGGGGCGTCTGTCCGCACGGGAGGAAATGTGCTCGATTGCCGCGCTCCATTGCACGGCGTGATAATTCGCGTAGTTCTCCCGCATAAACCGGTGAAGCGTTTCCTCAATCTGTGGCTTCTCATAGCCCTCATAACAGAGGTAACGGGAAATGCAGCCCAAGGTCTGCGCCGGTTTTTTTCCAACCGTTCCACAGGCGATTGCCTGCTGTGCAAAAGCATGCTCGTTGAGAATCAGTTCCATGGTTCCTCATCCTCTTTCCTAAAGTTTTATCTGCTGGCTTTTTAGGGAGAAGCGCCGGCCGCGATATACGATCTCTCCCGCTGCATCCGCAGCCGGATAATGGATGATACCACCATTTTTTTGCAGCAGGTTCCGGAGAATCACATGCCCGCATAAATCCCAGACGAATTGTTTCGAGCGGTTGTCGCAATAGCACAGGTCAATGAGAATATCGCACAATTCCGCTTCATTGGGGCACAATGCGGCGCTTTCTCGCCGGAATTGATCGAGCAGAAATTCCCGCGTGCGGGCCGCATCTTCCTCCCGGATGTAGGTGTTGGCGCTTCGGCTTTTGAACTGCTGCACCTCCCGCGCATACGTTTCATAGAGGGAAGAGATAGCCTTTTTCCGGCTGCTGCTGCAATAAACGCCGCTTTTCAGGAGGGTATGGTCAAAGGCAGCCCGTTTTGTCCGGTGCTTGAGCAGAGAGTCAAATTCCGCCTCCATTCGCCAACACAGCCGGTTGAGCAGGCAGGGGGCGGTGCCGAGCGGCATGCGGCGTTGGTATTCCTCCCAAAAGGCGCATTCCTCCGGAGAGCGGATGTGTTTTTGGGATAGCTCTGAAAGCGAAATGCCGAATTCCATCAAGCACTTTGTGTTTGCGTGATCGGCATAGGCGCGGTAACGCTTTCGCTCCTGCGGATAGAGGTAGCACATAAAATAGGGCTTTTTATCTGCCAGCAACTCCCGCAGATGCGCCTTGCGTCGCTCCTGCTCTGGCGAATCGCCTTCGGAGCATCGCAGGGAGGAAGGACTATACCACTCTTTCGGCATAGGCTTTGCCAGAATCCCCTTTGCTTTATCAATGGCATTTTGTTGGAACAGCTGGCCGCATTTGATGCGGTAATCAAGCGTTTGATAGGCCTCGCTCCCCGGGGCAAAGCGGGCCTGTACTTCAAACATGGAGGTAATGCGATTGGTGATTGCGCCGATTTCATCTCCAAAGCTGTTAATGTTTGCTTGGATCAAATCCGCTTGTGTCACTCGCCTTTTTTCTGCCCGCCGCTGGATACATAGGATGGCGGGATCTTCTCGCGTGTTTTCCACCAAAATGGGGTTATCAGTGAGAAGGCAGCTGTCCGAATCTTTATCCAGGCCATTGAGCGCGTGAGCGGCGGTGTCCCAGGCGTTAAAAATCGTCACGGTGGTCAGGTAGCGGTACCAATCCCGCATCTCTTCCGTATCCCGCATGCAGAGCAGGCGGATATTATTGTGGCAGGTCATGGGCGCACGGAAGCAGACGACGCGCGCCGCCTTTTGATCGTTCCAATAGCGGTTATAGGCCTCGCCTGCGCGCAGCAGCCCGGTTACCGGAAGGCCGAATATGCTTTGGCACAGCGCGTAGGGATCTCCGCTGACGATGGAAAAATTGCCATGGACACGGATGACGCCGATTTTTGCCGCCTCGATCCGCTTTGTAATCATCTGCCGAATTTTTGCCTGGATAAACGGATCACAGATCAATCGCGCATCTGCCATCAAAGCGTTTGCAAAGTTCAGCCCTCCTTGCAGGGCGTTTTCTTCATTCAGTTCGGTCCCCTTCAAAAAAAGCAGGCTTTTGCGCCAATCTCCTCCGAGCACATCGGCGATTTCCGTAATAGTCGGGCGGATGAGCGTTTCCAGCTGTTCGTGTGTAAGCCGGTAGCTTTGAAGAAACTGATAGTTCAAATTTCGCTCCGACTCCAGCTTTTGCGGGCACGCCTTGGTCACGCTGAAGCAATAGTGGTGCTTGCGGCAATTTTCAAGATAATCCTGGCAGCTTTGATAGCAATTCCACAGCTTGAGCATAGAGGCTGTTAGGATGACGTCTATCTCCCGGATATCCTTCGTATCGCCCCAAATATCCTGCACAAGATAGCTCCCGGCAATCTTGTGCGCAAATTGATGGAAGTCAAAGCAAAACAGCATCCCTTTGCACCAGGCGTTGCGGATGCAGAAGCCGCTGAGCGGCCCTTCTCCGCCAAGCTCCGCATTCCACTGCCTGCTCAACGAAGGAGAAATCAGGCCGTAGCCGTCGCTGTCGATTAGCTCAACGGGGGCATTTTGTTCCAGCGTCAAGTTGGGCTCGCCCGGCGCTTGATCGTCAATGCGGATAACATCGGCGGAAAAGTGTGTAACGCAGTCCTCAACCACCAGAACGCCGCGTGGGGCGGAAACGGGCGTACTACCGCTGCAAGCAAGCGCGCGATAAGCTTCCAGTTTGGCTGGGACGAGCGGAACGGCTGGATCGCGGCCATTATCTAGCCGTTCTATCAGCGCTGGGAAAATCGCTTGGTTGACATAAACGATCGTAGAGGTTTTCACACCCCCGTTTGTGCCAAGCAGCCGCACAAATGGAATCCCATTGACGGTAAAACCTTTGTTTGCCCTGTGGTAATCGGCGATGGAATCCATCACCAGGCAGAGGTAATCCGGTTGGAATTGGAGCTGGTCGAGCCGGTCATAGGCCTGCTGGATTTCCCGTCGGACGGCGGGAGAGGATGGGGACTGTCGGAGCGCGCGCAGCTTTGTTTTCAGCGTATAGATGCGTTCCGCCCGATTTGCCACGCCTTGGAGTTCCTGCATGAAACGCAGCAGCGTGCTGTCGGCAAGCGCAACCAACTCCCCGTTGCGCCTTGCATCCGCAAGGGTCAGGGAAAGTGACCATCCCGCCTTTTTCAGGCGTTGGGTATGCAGCTTAAAGACAAAATGCTGATAGGTTTTGATTTGTGACATGATAAACCATCCTTTCGATAGCAGCGCCTCAATTCTACCAAATGGTTTCCTCCGCATAGCCCTCGCTTTGCAAGATATATTCGGCAAGGCGCATGGCAGCGGCCTGCGGCGAATGTTCCTGCAAAATCAGGTCGGCCTGCCCCTCCCAACCGCGAAACGCATAAAGATCGCATAGGATGTGGCGCAGGGCAACGGGGAAGGGAATGCCGGCCTCCCGCAGCTGTTTTTCCCGTTCATATGCGGGTTTGTATAGATAGACCATTTTATAAGGGCCAAGGCCGCGGGGTGGGAAGCAACGGATGGAGGCCAGTGCGGCGGGATTAATCCGCCAGATGCTCGGCTCTGCGCCGTCATTCCCATCTGCGCTATGATAAATAGAAGGGCTGGCCTGTAAGCGATAAATATCCCGCAGCAAACAGAGCGTTTCATGGACGCTGCTGCCTGCCTGCCCGGAGACAAAATAAAGATATTGCAT